CACCGACGGCGAGCCATACGTCACGAACACGGAAACGGTCAGCGGCGGCAGCGGCCTCGCAGAGTACGCGCCACACAGCCACCCCGTTATCACCCCGGCAACGCAGCTCCCACTACACGTCGGCGACAGGGTTCTCGTCGCACCGGTCGACAACGGGCAGAATTTTGTCGTTGAGTGCGTCGTCGTTCCGGGGCCGGGGGGTGCGTAAGCCATGCCAGATTTATTCCCCACGACGGGCGTAGAGGCGGCAGATTACGACCCCGGAGCAAACGGCGACACGACGACCTACGGCACGACGGTTCAATTCGACTTTGAAAAGCACGAATTTATTTTGTCCCCGACGGGCAAGATGAAGCAGACGGACGGTTCGGACGCTTGGGGCGAGTGGTGCGTCAAAGCACTTTGCACGGAGCGTTTCGAGTATCTTGTCTATTCGAGCGACTACGGCGAGGAACTTGACACGCTCCTTGGGCAGAGCCGCCCGCATGCCGTCATCGAATCGGAGATACGGCGCATGGTGAAAGAATGTTTGATGTGCGACCCGCGCACGGCGAGCGTAGACGAATTTTCTTTCACATGGATAACAGACGGCGTTATGTTCTCCTGCCGCGTCACGAACACGCTCGGCGAGGCCATGACGATTACAAGAACGGTGGTGAGATAGAGTGAGCAACACAGAGCCGAATTACCTCAACACAGAGGACACGACGGAGGAAGTCATACGCTCGCGCCTTTTGTCTCACGTCAGCGATGGCGTAGACAAGAGCGAGGGTTCTTACGTATGGGACGCGCACGCGCCAGTCGCTATCGAGCTCGTATTCGTCCGAATGGCCTTGCAAAAAATTTTGGAGCTAGGGTTCGCGCAGACGACCGATCTTGAACACCTCATCATGCGAGCGGCAGAGCACGGCGTTTACCAAAAGAGCGCGACGAAAGCGACCGGCACCGTCACGGTCACAGGCAAGCCGGGCGCGATTGTTCCGGCAGGAATCAAGCTCGCGACAGAGGCGGATGCCGACCTCGGCATCGAGAGTATCTATTTCGTCACGACGGAGGCAGCGACGATTCCAGCGAGCGGCAGCATCGACGTACCTATCGAGGCCGTCGAAGGAGGCACGGCAGGAAACGTCGCGGCAGGTAGTATCGTCGTTCTTGCGCAGAGCCGCAACAGCATCACGAGCATCACCAACGCGCAAGCGACAACAGGAGGGACAGACGATGAAAGCCTTGAATCGTTACGTTCTCGCTATCTTGAAAAGGTTCGCAATCCCGGCACGTCTGGCAACAAGGCCGACTATGAGCAATGGGCGACCTCCGTAGACGGTGTAGGAGAGGCGCACGTCATGTCGCTGTGGGCGGGCGAGGGGACGGTCAAAGTCATCATCATTGACGAAAACAAAGAGCCCGCGAACGCAGAGCTCGTCGCGGCCGTCCAAAAGTTTCTTTCAGTAGACGCAGGCAGCGGCGACCGGCAAGCCCCAATCGGCGCGACGGTTACGGTCGTACCGGCTACGACGGTTCCAATCAACGTAGAGGCGACGGTCGTACTCGAAGAAGGAACGGCACTCGCGAGCGTTCAGGAAGCGTTCGAGAAAGACCTCGCGGCGTACCTCAAACGTCTTGCGTTCAAGGTCGGGACGATTCGCTACTCGCGCATCTGCTCGACGCTTCTGGACGAAGCAGGCGTCGTCGATTACAACCAAATCACCATCAACGGCAAAGAGGCGAATGTCGAGCTCAAGGACGACGAAGTCGCGCTCGAAGGGACGGTGACGCTCCATGTCGGCTAATCTGACACGATACGAAGAAATGATGTCATTCCTCCCGTGGTACTACCGCGACAGCGCGATCATGAATGGCATCATCAAAGGCGACGCAGAGGAAATCGAGGCCATACGAGAGGCAGCCTTGCACGTCTTGAAGCAGTATTTTGTCGATACGGCGACGGAGGACGGCGTCAAGCTGTGGGAGGAAGAATTAGGGCTCACACCGGCAGACGGAGCGAGCCTAGAGCTACGCAAGGCGCAAATCAAGGCAAAGCTCCAGCGGCCTGCCGTCATGACACCGAAACAGATTCAGAGCATCGTCAACCTTTTCACCGCGAGCGGCGGGGCGAAGGTTCACGAAGTTCCGAAAACGTATCATTTCAACGTCGAAATCCCGTTCGGCGATCTCCTTTGGAAAGACGAAATGAAGGAGGCGCTAGAGGACGCAAAGCCCGCACACCTCGGCTACGACATCATTTACACGCTTTTCGACTTGAAGGACGACGCGCTCGACGGGCTAGACATTCGAGGCGACGATCTCAACGCATTTGTTTCAGCAGGTATGCGAGACGTCGTCCCATACGGAAACGTTCTGACCTATCCGAAAGCAGACGGCACATATAAGGCCGGTGGAATGTTCAGCGCGGACGGCACATGGAAAGCCGACGGCGAACACAGGGTAGGAGACATCATCAAGCCGGGCGCGTTGAAGCTGCAGGAAGGAATCGACTGGCAGTTTATTCCAGACGGCAGAGCGACGGCAGACGGAGCATATACCGCCTGCGGCGATCTCAAAGCAAACGGCGAGCGGCCTTGGATTCTACAGTACAACAGCTTCATGGACACCTTCTCGGCGATCATCATCACGATGAAACGTCCAGACGGGACGACGGAGCTAGAGGACGACGTCGCAGCCGTTCTCACGGCGGGCGAGGGTATCAAGGCAAACGGCGAGGCGCGAGCGGGTAAGACGACGCTCCCAATCGACAACAGCGGACGGCTCACCATCGAGCGGGCGCACAAAGCCGACGGCAAGCTGAAAGCCGACGGAGGCGACATCAACCTCACGAACGGCAGCATACTTGCGGACGGCAGCTTTAAGGCCGACGGCGGCGGGAATCACGCGAGGTACGAGCTATATGTTGACGATCTCGAAGGGAAATTCTCTCTCGTCAAGCCGAAAAAGCACACCCCGCTCGCATGGACGATGCCTGAACTATTCGATGAAACGACCGTTGACGACGGCGAGGAAAGCGCGACGGCAGAGCTCAACACGTTCGATGACGACGCGAGCAAGGCAGGCGCACCGTTCACCGCGAGTGGCCTTGTCAAAGCCGACGGAGGCGCGAGTGCGAGCGCGGGCAACCTTCTGCCATTCGACACCGGCGGCGTGCTCACGATTATTCGCGTACTTACGGCGAACGGCACGCGCAAGGCGGACGGCGGGCTCGGAGGCGTGCCGACGCTCGACGGCAGATTGAAAGCGGACGGCAAGACGACCGCGAAAGGGGGTGAAACGATTGGTGCTAGAAGACATTACGAGACCTTGTAAGGGCGAGTTTTCCATCACGATCTACCGCGACGGAAAGCCCATCAAGACGATCTCCGATCATAACCTCGTCGTGGAGCGCGGGCGCGTCCGGCTCGCAGAGCTCGCGGCAGGGAAAAGCACCGCCTACATCACTCAGATTGGCGTAGGCGAGGGGGCGACGACGGAGGCAGACGACGACACGGAGCTCACGAATCAGGCACTTTTCCCAATCGACAAGGCGAGCGTAGACGGCAGGGACGCACGTTTCGACTTCACGATTGACAACACGCAGGGCAACGGCCTGAAGATTCATGAGTTCGGGTTATTCTGCGCTGACGGGGCTATGTTCAGCCACCGCGTAAGGAAAGGCGTCATCGAAAAGGCGGACGATATTCAGATTCGCGGGTACTGGATTATTCATTTCTAACAAGACGAAGGAGGAAGCAAGATGGCAGTCAATACGAACGACTATGTCGGCATTGGCGCGAGCTCGGACGGCGACAGCGGCACGCGGCACACCATCAACCATGTCCCAGAAACTTCAGACTGGGAGGAAGAAATTTACCAGATTGAGCAGGGCGACTACCTGCTCGGCGGCAGGAACGGCGTGCTCAACCTGCCGGCGACGCAGCTTGCCAATCGCACGAAGTATCTCAAGACCGTCCACGACAAATTGCAGGCGGCAGTCGAGGCGAGCCAATCCGGCACAAGTCAGTACGAGGAAATCATCAAGAAAATCGACAGCCTCGACAGCAACAGCGAGAACAACCGTATCAACCATTTGGAGCGACTTGTTGCCAACGCATATCTCGCGTTTGAAATGGCAAAAATCGACCCCGACGGTTACGACGGTATGCTCGTTGAGACGTTCGACGACGGCGCACCTGAGACAGATCAGAACGTCACGACGGTTACGTCCGTCGTCAGCGGCGACGACAGCGTAGACGTGGAGGACGCGAGCGGACTTCTTATCGGCGCTCATTACCAGTTGACGGACGGCGGCGAGCACCTAGAGGAAGTTCAGGTCAAGTCGATTGCAGTCAGCGGGAAAATCAACAGGGTGAAACTTTTCAGCCCGGTCAAGAATCAGTACACGGACGGCAGAGCGAAACTTTACCGTTCCTCCGTCGCGATCTACAACGGCAGAGCCTACGGCGGCGGCAATCGGCGCGTGGACGAATGGACGGCGGACACGTCTTGGAGCGGCACGAACACGAAGCAGGACGTTTCGACGGAGCTTGACTACACGGATACGAGCGCGTTCACGATCTCGGGCGCGGTTCTCGAAAATGGCAAGCTCGTACTCGGCGACACGCCTGTTGGCATCGCGCTCGTCAAGACGGGCGGCGGTTCCGGCACTTGGGCTCGCGTTGATGAGGAAGGAGACGACCTGTAATGAGTATCGACTTTGACAAGACCTATCCTTGGGCGGGCATCGAGACCGTCACCATCGACGGGCAGCAGATGGTAAAGATTCCGAAATTCTACGTCAAGACGTTCGAGGCACCGAGCACGTCGAAACACGCAGGACAGTTCTGCCGCGTCGTGTCCGACATCAAGCGCGACGGCTTCCACGTCCACCCGGCGTTCATGTCGAAGGGTAAGGAAATCGGCCAGTTCTATATCGGCGCGTATGAGGCGAGCGCGAGCGGCTCGAAGGCTTGCAGCCTGTCGGGGAAAAGCCCGTGGGTCAACATCACGAATCCGGCGGCGATCTCGGCGTGCGCGGCCCGCAACACGGGCGCGGCAGGTTCGGAGCAGTACGGCTGGCACTTGCAGACCGTCTACGAACGCGCAGCCATCGCCATGCTCATGATGATTGAGCTCGGCACACCAAACGTCCAGACCGCCATCGCAAGCGGCAACGTTTCGTCGGGCGCGGCGCAGGCGACCGGCGCGACGGCGGCGAAGTGGCGCGGCATCCACGAATTTTGGGGTAATGTCTGGGAACACACAGACGGCATCCAGACGAACGCGAGCTCCATCATTCAGATTTTCGACAATCAGGGCAACGGTACGTACAAGAACACGGGCGTCGTCCTGCCGGGCGGTTGGATTAAGGAGACCTCTCGCGCAAGCGGCGACGGCTTCGACCTCGGCGACGTATTCGTTCCCTCCGTCTGCGACGGCACGGAAAGCAACGGCACATACTCCGATTATTCTTGGGTCGCGGCGAATTGCGTCTTTTACCAGTCGGGGCGCTGGGTCGACGGCTCGGACGCGGGCGCGTTTGCTTTCCGCGCGGGCAACGGGGCGTCCGACTCGCGCAGCTTCGTCGGTTTCCGCGTGGCAAAAGTGTGACGCTGGAAACTGATGACTGAAAAACTGGCGCTCCCCGCGACAGCGGGGGCGCGATTTTGGGAGGTTGGCTGGGAATGAAGGACAGAGATTTAGACAACGCAAGGAATCCGCTCATGCTGCGAACGAAGTGGGAGGAAGTCCAGATGTACTCCCACAACGCGTTGTTGCAGTTCCCCAGAAAAGAGCGGTATTTGCTGTGCGCACAAATCGAGACGGCAGTCGAAAACACGATGTTGGAGATCATTCGTTTCGAGCACAAGACGTACAAGAAAGACACCTTGCAGAAAATCGACATCGGCCTAGACTACCTGCGGACGCTGATAAGAGAAAGCCGGAACTACGGCTATATCTCGACGCACACGCTCGGAGTTTGGACAGGGCACGTTGACGAAGCAGGACGCATACTCGGCGGGCTCGTGAGATTTTACAGAGCACGGGCGGCGCAACGCAGCAGCAGGAAGTAAGCCGCCCGCCATCGGGCGAAACTTTTATAGTCGGGGAACTGGGACAACGGCTCGAACGCGGGCGCGTTTGCTTTCAACGCGAACAACGGGGCGTCCAACTCGAACAGCAACATCGGTTTCCGCGTGGCAAATAAAGAAAAGGCAGGCGGTTCAAAAGAGCCGCCCGTCGGTCAGAAGTCAGGACGCGAGAAAGGCGGCGTCCTGTCCAGCACCGTTTATTTGGGAGTTTCGTCCGCTCCACGGATGGAGAAACAAGAGCAAAATCCCGCGCCTCCATATAACGCGGCACGGGACGAAGGAGGAAAAGCCTTTGAAACGATACAACGATTTGTGGGAGGAAATCGTCACATTCGAGAACATCTACGGCGCGTACCTCGACGCGAGGAAAGGCAGACGCTACCGCTCGGAGGTCATGTCAACGGCAAAGAGGGTGGAGCTCATTATCCACCAGCTCATTTTCGAGCTCAATGTCGGCGAATGGCACCCGGCGAAATATTACGAGTTCGAGTGCAGGACGGAGGTAAAGCGGCGGCTCATTCACGCACCGACCTTTCGCGACCGGCTCGTGCATCACGCGATCTACCGCGTCGTTCAGCCCTTGTTCGAGCGCAAGTATATTTTCGATTCCTACGCTTGCAGGATAGACAAAGGAACGCACGCGGCCTGCGAACGCTTGCAGCACTTTCTACGAAAGGCGGCGGCGCAAGGCGGGCGCGTATATGTTCTGCAAGCCGATCTATCGAAATACTACAATTCCGTGTCGCACGACGTTCTGAAGGAGCAAATCAGGCGAACCATCGCAGACAAGAGGCTGCTCGAAGTTCTCGACCTCATCATCGAGAGTTTCAACGAGGACACCGGGCGCGGGCTTCCTATAGGCTCGCTCACGTCACAGCTATTCGCGAACGTGTACCTCACACCGCTCGACCATTTCGTGAAGGAATGTATG